CTAGCGCTCAGCTTTGATGTATTCGCGATTGAAACCCCCGAAGGAGTCGTCGCAGCTCAAGGCCAAAATCTGTACGACGCCGGGATTCGTCAAATGCTGGTTTCCGCACTTGATGACGCCTTCGCTCGAGGCCTTTCCCGTGAACGGGTAGCGGATGCGATGAGCGAGAAGCTCGCTCGCCCGGTCAATAAATCCCACCTGGATTTGTGGTGTGCGCCCAGCCAGATTGATCGTCGAATCCCTGTTGACGCCTTGATGGCCCTGATGGCTGTCTGCGAAGATGCCCGCCCTTTGGAGTGGATGGCTCATCAAGCGGGTAGAAAAGTCCTGACCACCGATGAAGCACTGTGTGCCGAGTTTGGGGCTATGGCGGTTCTGGACCGCCATATCAAAGCGAAACAGAAGGCAATCGAAGGGCAGATGGACGAAAAGCTCTTTGGCCATTTGATGGGCAAGATTCGTCGAAGCGCACGAGGCGAAAAATGAACGCGCCTCTCGTGAAATCGCACTACAGCGCATCGGAACTTGCGGCACTACATCTACGTGGGCTCCCAACTTCGAAAGTAGCGCTGATAGCTCGCGCCGAGCGCGAATCCTGGCCTTACGTCGAAACCACCGGCCGGGGCGGCATCCGCCGAGAGTACACCCCGCCCGCCGAGGTGGTCGCAGCGATCAAGGCTAAAGCCGCCGAAAGCGTAGCCGCCGCCATGCCGGCTCCAGCACTTCCTATCCGGCGCGAAGAGCAGCTGCCGCTGATCGAAACCGAGGCGCAGTCGCTGAAAGCGGACGCGCGGCGCGGCGTGCTGCAGGCACTGGAAATGCTGATGAAGCGCTCCGGGTATCCCCTGAAAAAAGCGGCCGCGACGCTGCTCGACATGGCCCGCTTGGGCACCGCCAGCGAACAGCTGGTGAAGATGCTCAAAATGGCGCGAGATGAGCGCGGCCGCCCCAGCCTGGACGGCTTGCCGAGCGTTCGCAGCGTGCTGCGCTTTGTGGAGTACGAGCGCGCCGGCATGCTGGCTCCGAAGAAGCGCGAGCGCGATATGAGCGTGCCGGCCTGGGCTCCGTTCTTCCTGAGCTATTACCAGCGGCCGGAGAAGCCGACAGTCGAACATGCTTACCGCTTGTTTGCCGCTGATTGGGCGCAGGCCCAGCCGGGGACCGAGGCGCCCAGCGTGTGGCAGGTGCGCCGCTTCCTGCAGAAGGTCGGCAATGTCAGCCGCGAGATCGGCCGCATGGGCGAGCGTGAACTGAAAACGCTCAAGCCTTTCATCCGCCGTGGCTTCGAAAACCTGCTGCCGGGCGACATCTACAGCGCCGACGGCCACACCTTCGACGCCGAGGTACAGCACCCGCTGCACGGCCGCCCGTTCCGCCCGGAGATCACCTCCCTGGTCGACATCGCCACCCGCCGCGTGGTGGGCTGGTCGGTGGCCTTGGCTGAGAGCGGGCTGGCGGTGCTGGACGCCCTGCGCGATGCCTGCCTGCGGCATGGCATCCCCGCCGTGTTCTACGTCGACAACGGCTCCGGCTACAAGAACGAAATGATGCTGGATGTCGCGACCGGCTTCATGTCCCGGCTGGGCATCGAGATGGTCAACAGCCTGCCGTACAACTCCCAGGCGCGCGGCGTGATTGAGCGGCTGCACCAAACCATATGGGTCAACGCGGCGAAGAGTCTGCAAGCCGGCTACATCGGCCATGACATGGACCGCGAGGCCAAGCTGGCCACCTTCAAGTTGTCGCGCAAGGCGATCAAGTCAGCGGAAGTCAGCGCCATGCCGCTGATGGCCTGGGACCGTTTCATCGCTTTTTGCGACGAGCGCGTGGCCGAGTACAACGACCGACCGCACCGCAGCCTGCCCAAGATTACAGACCAGGCCACTGGCCGCCGTCGCCACATGACACCGAACGAGGCCTGGGAACAGCACGTCGCCCAGGGCTTCGAAGCCCACCGCGTCACCGATGACGAAGCCCGCCCGCTGTTCCGCCCGCAGATGCTGCGCACCGTACGCCGCTGCGAAATCGAGCTGCTCGGCAACCGCTACTTTGCCCGCGCTCTGGAGGAGTTCCACGGCGAGCAGCTGCGGGTCGGCTACGACATCCACGACCCGCGCATAGTGTGGGTCTACGACGACGAGGGCCGCTTCCTCTGCACCGCCGAGCTGGACGCCAATAAGCGCGACTACATGCCGAAATCGGTTATCGACCGCGCCCGCGAGAAACGCGCGGCCGGTCGTGAGAAGCGCCTGGAAGCGAAGTTGGTCGAGGTGCGCGAGGAGCTGCACGGCACCCCGGCGCTGGAACAGATCGACACCGTCACCATCCCCGGCTTTATGACCTTCAACCGCGAGCAGCTGGCGCAGCGCGCCCGTGCCTTGGAACCGGTGGACGTGGTGACTGTGGCGAATGAGCCGGAGCCCCTGCAAGCCATGCCGGAGACGGTTGCGGAGTCGCCTACCTGGGCGGTGCCAACCACGCCGGAGGCCCGCTGGGCGGAATGGCAACAACTGAATGGGATGAGCGAGGAGGCAATCGACAGCGAGAAGGCAAGGAAATGGCGACACACCTATCAGGCGACCGCCGAATTCCGGACATATCAGCGCAAGAGCGCTTAACGCATCGCCGCTGCAACGGCGCTGCATGAACCACTAGAACGAGCCCAAATCATGACGCAACCCCAATCGCTGGTCAATCGAGTGGCCAATATTTCCAACCTCGACCTGGTCGCCGTGGCGGCCGAGAAACTGCTGTCGCGGGTCGATGGTTTACCCGGCATAGGTGTGATGTACGGCGAAGCCGGCCGGGGCAAAACCATCGCCTGCAGCGCGCTGGCCAACCAGACACGCGGCTATTACGTGCAGATGCGCAGCGCCTGGAGCCGCAAGACGCTGCTGGAGAAAATCCTGTTCGAGATGGGCATCAAGCCCGCCGGAACTATCCCGAACCTGCTCGACCAGGTATGCGAACAGATCGCGGCATCCCGGCGGCCGCTGATCGTCGACGAGTTCGATTTCTGCCTGCGCTCCGACGGCCTGGTCGAACTGGTGCGCGATATCTACGAAGGCAGCCAGGGCACCCTGCTGCTGGTCGGCGAAGAGACCATTCCGCAGAAGCTCAAGCGCTGGGAACGGTTCCATAGCCGCGTGATGGCCTGGATTCCCGCACTGCCCGTCAGCCTGGATGATGCCCGCAAGCTGTCGCCGATCTATTGCCCCCAAGTCGACATCGCAGAAGACCTTCTGGCCCGCGTGGTTGAGCTGTCGCATGGTTCGGTGCGCCGCGTATGCGTGAACCTGACCCGCGTGCATGAGGAGGCCATGATGCTGGCCGAATCTGAAATGACGCTGGCCAAGTGGGGAGACCGCGACCTGTACACCGGCGATGCGCCGAAGCGTCGGGGGGCGATCTGATGGCCCGCACCTCTCGCCATGCTACGCGGATGGAAAGCTCAGGCGGCCGTGGCACATTCCAGCGCATTTGGGACGCCATCCGCGCGCGCCGCGACGATTTCACGATTCAATTGATCCATAGCGACACGCTGGCGACCGAGGGCGCAATCCGGCACTACCTCAACGCCCTGGCGCTGGGTGGCTACATCGAGCGCATCAACCAGCGTACTGGGAATACCGAGCAGCAGCAATTTCGGATGATCCGGGACGCTGGAATCGAATACCCGCGCCTGAACGCCAAAGGGCAGCCCATCACCCGCAACCTGTGCACCGAGGCGATGTGGAGAACGATGCGCATCGTCGGCGGGGAGTTTTCCACCCGTGAACTGGGCTGCGATGGCCAGCACGCCCGAGCGCCCCGTCGCCCATAGCACCGCGAGCGTGTATATCGGCCAGCTGGTCCGGGCCGGGTACGTGGTCACGACCAAATCGCGGGGGAAGAACACGCCGCCCCGCTATCGCTTCGTGTCCCAGCGCTACACCGGGCCACGCCCGCCAGTCGTAGGCCACAACGCCTATGTGTATGACCCGAACCTGGACAAGGTGGTGTGGCAAGAGGAAATGAACCATGACGACCATCTCTGAGCCGCTGTGGCTTCCCCTGCTACGCGCCGAAGTCGGGCGCACCAGCATTGGCCAAGCCGCCAAATTGCTGGGCTACAGCCGAACCACCGTCAGCCTAGTACTGGCCGGCAAATACCCCGGCCAGACAGAGCGGGTGGCTGAAGTGGTGCTGCACACCCTGGGCCGTGTGGCCTGCCCCTACCTGGGCCGCGACCTGACGCCGGATGAGTGCAAGGCGCAGTCCACCAGCCAAGCCCCGACCCACAACCCGTTAAAGCTGGCCCACTGGCGCGCATGCCAGCAGTGCCAAAACCGCTGCAAAGGAGAGTGAAGATGCAAACGCAACCGCAACGACCGATCCGCAACGCAGAAGTCATTGCCGCCGCATTCCTAGTGGCGGCCGCCGTGGAACGCTTGACCAAACGCGGCATGACCGTGCTGAGCGTGGAAATGGAACCCCCGCGCCCGACGATCCGCATCCTGAAACACGAAAGCTGCGTGGCAATGATCAAGGAAGAGAAAGCCGCCTATTTCGGTTTTGACCAGGACACCTATTTCGGGAAGTACCGCCAAGGGCAGTTCCAGCTGAACGGCTGCCGCGTGGTGTGGGACGAGCTGGACGCATGAGCGACACGGTTTTGGACGACCAGACCAAGGCGGCGCTGGCGGCCGAGGTGGAGCGGCTGGTTGCCATGGGAACGGAACGGCGCGAGGCGCGGCGGATTGTGTGGCTGGACTACCTGGATGAGCAGGCCCAATGCCAGCCACAAGCCCCCAGCACCGCGCCGGCCCCGGCGGAGATGGTGGCCGCGCCGCCCAGCGCGCCGCCTCCCGGCCCTGAGCCTCCAGCCGCGCTGCCGCCCAGGCGGTTCTGGCGGGCGGAAGAGGAAGCCCGGCTGACCCCGGAATGGCTGGCCCGCAACAAGGCCCAGCTGCAGAAGATCAAGCAACTGATGAGGAGTATGTGATGGACGAGAAACAAGCACACGCGCCCGATGGCTATTGGAAGGACGCCAAAGGCCATTTGGTCCCGGAAAGCCTGATCAAGCCGATTGACCGCGAGCGCGACAACCTGGTGCGCGCCCTGGTGAAAGACGCCCAGGAACTATCCGAGGTGTTGGGCCGATTCAAGGACCGCGCATTCGGCGATATCGCCGCCTTTGTCGACCTCTCGACCGAGCAGTATGGCGCGGCCCTGGGAGGGAAAAAGGGAAATCTGACCCTGTATTCGTTTGACGGCAGATACAAGATCAACCGCGCCAGCCAAGACAAGATTGGCTTTGACGAACGCCTGCAGGCGGCCCGCGCCAAGATCGACGAATGCCTGGCGGACTGGACAGCAGGCGCCCGCCCCGAACTGCAGGTGATCGTCAATGAAGCCTTTGCGACTGACAAACAAGGCCAGATCAACACCGGCCGCGTGTTGGCTCTGCGCCGCTACGACATCCAGGACGAGCGCTGGAAGGAGGCAATGACGGCGATTGGCGAGGCCGTCCAGGTCGTGGCGAGCCGGTCTTACATCCGGGTCTATGAGCGGGTCGGCGACACCGACCAATACCGCCCGATTCCTCTTGATATCGCGGGGGCGTGAGATGACCAACTGCGTGAACTGCAACGAGAGCATGGAGTCGCTGGATTTCGTCAAGGCTGACGTCTTTGAGTCTCAGGTAAACGGGCACCCCACTATAGACCTCATCCTCAAGTGCCCACATTGCGAGCAGCAGTACAACACTTTCGAACTGGTTGGAAACCTAATGCCGATAGGAGAGTGAGATGAAGCAGAACAACGTAAATACCGACATAAAACGCGCCATCGACCTGACCATGCAAGCCACCGCCTGCTTGTCGGGGACCGACCGCAGCGAATACCTGACCGCCGTCCTGGCCGTGTCCCTGGGCGCGCTGCGTGCCGCTGAAGGTGATTCATTCGCCTACGGTTTCCTGCGCAGCGCCATCGCCGAATTGGGCTCGCCGCCGGAGCGCGTCCTCGTCAATCCGGCAGACCCGAGCTTCCCCGGCATCGCGGTCAACGCTCCGACCGGCGCGGTCGATCCGGACACGCTCAGCAGCGCAAGCGAGTTGCGCACCGCGCTGAAGCGCGCCAACGAGCTCGTCCTGTATCGCGGCGAAGTCATGGCGGCCATGCGAGCCGCTCTGGCCGAAATCGCCAGCCAGGTCGGCGATCTGGTTGCCGCCCATCTGCAGCATGACGTCGAGCGCCTGCATCAACTGATGAACGACCTGTGCGGAAAACACGTCGTCGTCAACGGCAAGCCGTCCCACTCCCTCCACTGAAACAAGGAACCGCCATGACCAAGCAAGAACTGATGGAACGCATTACCGAGACCATGAAGATTCGCTATGAGCGTGCTGTCAGCAAGGTAGATGTTGCCGCCTTCCTGGAGTCGTTCGGCGATGTCGCCACCACCGAGCTGCGGGCCGGCTGTGAAGCGTTGCTGCCGGGCCTGGGCAAGCTGGCGGTCAAACAGACCCAGCCCCGACTGGGCCGCAATCCGAAGACCGGAGAGGCGCTTGAGATCGCCGGCCGCCGAGCGCCGAAGTTTGCCGCGTCCAAGCTGCTGAAGGACGCGCTGCAGTAAGGCTAGAACCTGATGTCGAGCCGGTCATGCCGGCTCCGCAACGGGTTTTACCACCAGTTCGCAGCGTTGAGCGGCCCACCTCCATGATCAACTGGAGAATGCCGTCCTCTGAAACCGGCGGGCCGCTCAGCACTGCGGGCTGCGAACCAACCAACGGAGGCAATCATGCGTAATCCGGCGCTGGCGAAAATCCACATCGCCAAGAAAGAGTTGGGCCTGGACGACGACACCTATCGCGCCATGCTGCTGAGCGTAGGCGGCGCGGCGTCAAGCAAGGACTTATCGCCGGCCGGGGTCGACCGGGTGCTGGCTCACATGAAGCGCTGCGGCTGGAAACCGAAAAGCAAAGCGGCCGACAAGCCCAGCGTAGGCCAGTCCAAGAAACGGTTGGTCAGCAAGCTGGAGGCATTGCTGGCCGAGGCTGACCGCCCCTGGGACTACGCCGACGCAATGGCCCAGCGCATGTATGGCGTGGAGCGAGCTGGCTGGCTCGCGCCTGTGCAGCTGCATGGATTGGTTGCCGCGCTGACTACGATGCGAAACGGCATGGGAGGTTCCAGGGATGAAGCTGAACGACGTGCAGCACCTGTTGCCGGAAATGGCGCAGCTGATTGCCACGCTGATCGGCCTGCCCAAGGCGTTGAGACTGATTGAGGCGTGGGGCGGCACCCACATTTCCCATCTCAAAGAACGTGCGCAGGGATGGCCAGATCCGCTACGAGGCGCTGGCCGAGGGTGATAGGCGTGGACGCCGCCGACATCATGACGCGTCATTTTGGCGGCGAAGTGCTGGCCATCCCCCGCTGCGCGTCAGCGCTGCGCGAGGTGCGGGACCGGATGATCCGCGCCGAGTTTGACGAGGAAACCCGCATGCATCCAGCGAGCCACGCTGTCGGGCTGCTGGCCGCCGCTACCAGATGACTGAACGAAATGTCTGGATGGTGCTGAAAAAAGCCGACAAAGTTAACGAGACAAGGCAGCACACACTGTTTTAGGATGTTTGCATTCTTCGTCAGGAATGCCGCCGTGAAAAAAAACATCTGTACTGTTCTTTCTACTCTTATTGATACTGTCTGGCTGTTCAGACAAAGATAAGCTCGCTCAACTGGAAGCTGAGAATCAACAGTTGAAGGCAAGAATTCAACTAATGGAGTCTGAGCACCCAATCATCAACCATGCTCCGCTACAAACCTTTGGTAAAGAGCGGCTTGGAAGAGATTTGCCAGATATAGATAGAGTGGGATTTTTAACGGCCCGAGCCGCTCTTGCTGGCGTCAATGCAATTCATGATGAAATGGGGAAGATTCAATCGCCAAGCGAGATTAAGGAAAAAGTCCTCTACCCGCTTCATACGCTTGAAGACATGTGGCCAGCACACCGCAGTGAAGCGGGGGAAAAGATTGATCCGATTTTCCATTCTTGTCAAAACATGGTTACCCTGACAAGAATGGGTGTCGAGGCGGCTCAAGCCAATATGGATGCTGTGCTGCCAAAAATCAGTGATTTGGAAAAATTAGTCAGATTTCAGTGCTCATTTGCTTTGAGCGCAGCAGTAATCAAGAGCCAAGAAAAGAAATAGCACGTATACACTGAAAGCCTGCACAGCGCCCCAGCCGGGGCGTTTTCTTATTCTGGCGGGGCGCTGTTGCACAAAATCCTGAACAGGGCGAGACTCCCCTTTCCCCAAATAAATTTACGCCACAGCCACCGTACAAGGACGGCCCAGCATGCTGAAACGGTTCAAGATGGCAGCGCGTACTTGCAGCTCTGCCACTTGGCTATCGAAGCGACGGGCCGTCACCCTCTCACCCAGCCGTTTAAAGCAACCCATTTTGGTTTCTACCAAGCTGCGGCGATGGTAGCCGCTCCAACGTTTCCAGATCGCCCGGCCTAGTCGCTTGGTGGCCCGCAGAATTTCGTTCCGAGCCAGCACACCCAGCGAATTGCCTTTCCACGGTCTCGCATTCTTGCGGGTCGGGATGCACCCGATCGCGCCCCGTGCGGCAATCGCCTCATGGCACGTCTTGGTATCGAAAGCACCATCGCCGCTCACGCAGCCTATCGGCTCGTCGGCCGGAATTTGCGTCAATAGCGAAGGCAACATTTGCGCATCGCCCTGGCGGTTATCCGTCACCTCGATGGCACGGATCTGTAGGGTTTCCGCATCGATGCCCAGATGCACTTTGCGCCATTGCCGGCGATATTCCGCGCCATGCTTCTTGGTTTTCCACTCGCCTTCGCCCAACATCTTGATGCCTGTGCTATCCACCAGCAGATGCAGCGCGCCTGAGCTTTTCTGGTAGGGAATCTTGACCTGCAGCGTCTGCTGCCGCCTGGATAGCGTGCTGTAGTCGGGAACGCCCCAGCCCAAGCCCGCCAGCTTGAGCAGACTTTGGATGAAACCGATGGTTTGCCGCAACGCGAGTCCAAACAGGTTTTTGATGGTCAGGCAGAATTGAATGGCGGCATCGCTATAGGTCTGCGTCCGTCCACGTTTGCCTCGAGGAGCCGCCTGCCATGACATGCTCGTGTCCAGCCAGACGGACAGAGAGCCGCGCTGGATCAGCGCTTGGTTGTAGGCGTTCCAGTTGGTTGTTCGGTAGCGTTTTGGAGCAGGCTTGGTCATGCCACTATCTTACCAAGCTGCGGCGGGGGAGGATTTGTGCAACAACGCCATTCTCAATGGTCGTTCTTAAAGAATTCCCCAAGGAGTGGAAACAATTCAACTGCCTGCTAAGCATTGCTCTGATTAGTTTGGTTGTTTCAATTGCACTAGTCATTTCCTCCTATATAGTTTCTCAGCTAGAACTTGAGAAGCAACTAGAAATTGCAAGAAGGTATTACCTGGAAAATGATGAAGATGCATTAAAAAGCGAGCGCAAAGATGCAATAACAAAATATATAAACATATGGTCCGGCTCTAGCTTTGTGGTAGGGATGATGTTTTTGGCATTGTTTACATATAAAACATTTTCAATGGAGAGCAATATGACGGACAAGGAAAGGACAAATAATCCAAATACTAGAACTATGCAAGGACAGCCGAAACAAGAGCGTGGTGCCGTGCCTCCCCCACGGATACCCCCAGTAAAGTCTCCCACACAGGGGCCATCAAAAAATCCTCCACCAGAAAAAACAAACAAGTAAGTTTTCTTCACCTCAAGGAAGGACAAAAAAATGAGCAACAACCCTAAAGAAAAGCCAGCCTCGACTCCAAAGGGGCGATCAATAGGAACTTTTGATGGAGCAACAATCCCCAAGATAGTCCCAATCCCTTCTGGTTCAGGACAAAGAACAAATACCACTCCGCAAGGCAACGGGGACGGGAAAAAGAAATGAGTGACTCCAGACATCTAGAACGTGGTGCACCCCCACCCAAAATCCCGCCACTACCGTCCCCATCCCCCCCACAACCTCCAAAGCCAAGTGGTCCACCACCTAAGTGATATCTCACTGAAGCCCCTCACAGATTTCCCCTCCCCACATGCCCCGCACAATGCGGGGCATGGCACATCTGACACCCTTCATCGCCGCTCTGACGGTTGACCTCTCCCAAATCGGCAACGCCGACGGCGAGGCTCCCCGCGTCATCAAACTGTTGCCGGCCGGCACGTTCCGGGCCAATGACGGCCGCCCGGCCGAATGCGCCGCCTGGACGCTGGACGGGGTGTTGGCCGCCATCTTGATCGCCGCAGCCAACCAACGGGAGACGCGCTATGTAATCGACTACGAGCACCAGACGCTGCGCAGCGAGAAAAACGGCCAACCAGCCCCCGCCAGCGGGTGGTTTGGCGCGCTGGAATGGCGCGAGGATGGCCTCTACGCCACCGACGTGGAGTGGACCGACAAGGCCGCCGCGATGATCGTGGCCAAGGAATATCGCTACCTCTCCCCGGTTTTTACCTACGACAAGCAAGGCCGCGTCACCGGCCTGTTGCATGTCGCCCTGACCAATAACCCGGCATTGGACGAGCTGCCTGAACTGCAGGTGGCGGTCTTGTCTCGTCTGATTTCCAACCCGTCCACTACTCAGGAGGATTCCGAAATGGACGAACTGATCGAGCAGCTGCGCTGGCTGCTCAACCTGCCCGTCGGCGCAACCGCCGACGACATTCAAACCCAGCTGCAAAAGCTGATCGACCAACTCTCCAACGGCCAGGGCACGGCCGCCGCCAGCGTCGACCTGGTCAGCCTGTTCGGCACCCAGCAGCAACGCATCGCCGCGCTGTCGGCCAACCAGGTCGACCCGGCTCGTTTCGTGTCGGTGGAAACCATGCGCGCCCTGCAGGAGCAGGTCGCGGCGCTGACCGCCCAGCAACACGGCCGCGCGGTGGATGAGCTGATCACCGCCGCGCTGTCGGATGGCCGGCTGCTGGCGGTGCAAGAGTCCTGGGCGCGCGACCTGGGCAAGAAAGACCTGCCCGCGCTGCAGGGCTACCTAGACACCGCGCCGGCAATCGCCGCGCTGTCCAGTACCCAAACCCAAGGCAACCCGCCGGCCGGCAGCGTGACATCCGCCCTCGACGCCGACACGCTGGCCGTCTGCAGCATGTTTGGCAACGACCCGGACGCCGTCGCCGCCGCGCTGAAGGAGAAGGCATGACCGCCACCACCCAAGACCGCAACACCCCGTATCGCCATGGCGAACTGATCGTCGCGCCAGTTGCGGCCGGCGTGAAGATTCCTGCCGGCACCATCGTCTGCGCCAGCGGCAGCGGGTTCGCCGTATCCGGCGCGACGGCCGCCACGCTGGCCTACCTGGGCATGGCCGACGCAGCCGTCGACAACTCGGCAGGCGCGGACGGAGCCACTGGCGTGCCGATCCGGCGTGGCGTGGCCTTCAAGTGGGCCAACGATTCGGGCGACCCGGTCACCCAGGCCAGCCTGGGCCGCGTCTGCTACATCGTCGACAACCAGACCGTGGCCAAGAGCAATGGCGGCAATACCCGCTCGCCGGCCGGCATCGTGGTCGGCATCGACGCCGACGGCGTCTGGGTCAACTAAGGAGACAGCACCCATGATTGTCAATGCATCTTCCCTGAAAGCTCTTTTCGTTAACCTGAAGCTCACCTTCCATAACGCTTTCGACGCCGCGCCGGGACAGTGGCAGAAGATAGCCATGCTGGTGCCGTCGACCGCGCGCAGCAACGACTACAAGTGGCTGTCTAGCTTTCCTCGCATGCAAAAGTGGATCGGTGAAAAAGCGGTCAAGGCGCTAGCCGCCTCTGGTTACAGCATCACTAACGACGATTGGGAGGCCACCGTCGAGGTTGACCGCAACGACATCGAGGACGACAACCTGGGTATCTACGCGCCCCAGGCGCAAATGGCGGGAGAATCGGCCAAACAGCTGGCGGACGAAATCGTCTCCGACTTGGTCAACAAGGGTTTCGTCAGCCTGTGCTACGACGGCCAGTATTTCTTCGACGTCGACCACGTCGTCGCCGGGCAATCGGTTTCCAACCGGGGCACCAAGAAGCTGTCTGTCGCCTCTCAGGCCGCAGCTAAGGCCGGCTACGGCGCGGCGCGTACCGCGATGAAAAAGTTCAAGGACGACGAAGGCCGCCCGCTCAATATCAACCCCAACGTGCTGCTTGTGCCGCCGGCCCTGGAAGACACCGGCCGAGCCTTGCTGACTAGCGACCGCCTGGAAGACGGCAAGATCAATCCGTACAAAGGCACGGCCGAGCTGGTGGTCGATGCGCGTCTGACCTCGGACGACTCTTGGTTCCTGCTGGATACCAGCAAGCCAATCAAACCCTTCATCTACCAGGAGCGCAAGAAGCCGGTGTTCGTGCAGCAAACCGACCCGCAAGCGGACGGCGTGTACATGCGTAAGAAATTCCTGTTCGGCGCGGAGGCGCGCGCGGCTGGCGGCTACGGCTTCTGGCAGCTGGCTTACGGTTCCGACGGCAGCGAGGGCTAAGCCATGGCAAACGACAAAAACAGCAAGACCACCGGCCAGGCCGAGCAACAACAGGCCCCCGCCGATCTGCAGCGGGCCGACAACCCGCCTCCCGCCGGCAACGAGCAGCCGCAAGAGCCGGCCCAAGTCGTCGAACAGCCCGCCCAGGAGCCCGAGACTGCCAGCCCGTTGGCGGGACTGTTCGAGCCGAACGCCCTTGAGGTGGTGGCCAAGTGCGAGAGCTTCCGCCGCGCCGGCCGGGTGTTCACCCGCGAGGCGAGCACGGTGCGCCTGGCCGAGCTGTCCGAGGCCGAGCTCCAGCTGCTGTGCCAGGAACCGATGCTGGCCGTGCAGCCGACCTACATCCGGGAGGGCTGACAATGTACGCCACCCGCGCCGATATGCAGCAGCGAATTGGCGAGAAAGAGCTCATCGCACTGACCGACCGCGAGTACACCGGCCAGATCGACGACATGCTGCTGGCTGACGCGCTGGCCAGCGCAAACGTCGAGATCGACGGCTATATCGGCGGCCGCTACCCGCTGCCGCTGGCCCAGACGCCGAAGATCCTGACCGGCTACGCCTGCGACATCGCCCGCTACCGCCTGTGCGGCAGCGGCACCCAGCTGACGGAAGACATCCGCGACCGCTACCGCGACGCCGTGCGCTTCCTGGAGCTGGTGGCGGCCGGCAAGGTCACGCTGGGCGGCATGCCGGACGGCGGCGTCGCGGCTCCCAACCAGACGGTGCAGTTCGTGTCCGGAGAGCGGGCCTTCGCCCGCTCCGGAGGGGCGCTCTGATGCTGCTGACTCAGATCGAGGACGCCATCATCGCCCGCCTGCGGCTCGGCCTGGGCCGTATGGTGCGGGAGGTGGGCAGCTACGGCGGCGAGCTGGACGACGGGCTGGGCGAGGCCATCCGCCGTTTTCCCGCCGCGTGGGTCACATACGGCGGCACGCCCCGCACCGAACCGACCAGCACCAGCCGCAAGCGCTACAAGGCGAGCGGGCAGTTCGTGGTGATGGTCGGAGACCAGAACCTGCGCAGCGAAGCGGCTGGCCGGCGCGGCGGCCCCGGCGCTGGCGAGATCGGCACCTACTCCCTGGTCTACGCCGTGCGCCGGCTGCTGAGCGCCCAGGATCTGGATCTGCCGATCTCGCCACTGCAGCCCGGCCGGGTGCGCACGCTGTTCAACACCCGGCTGGAGAAAACGGCGTTTTCGGTGTTCGCCTGCGAGTTCGCCACCGAATGGATCGAGGAGGCGCTGCCGCTCCATGCCTGGCCGGCTCCGGCGAAACCCGGCACGCCGGAGGCGGCGGCAGATCCGGACAGCGTATTCGCGCGTAACCAGGGCAAGCTCGGCGATCCGGACCCGGACTGGCTGCGCACTGGCCTCAACTACCACCTGGCCCCGGACGACGGCAAACCGGACGCCCAGGACATCCTGAGGAGCACCAAATGATCGTGAAAGCCGCCGCACCTGGCCTGCAGGTGCCCAAAGAGGACAGCCCGCGCGCCTACATCACCGACGCCGAGGCCGTCGACGTGCCGCGCAGCGCCTATTACCTGCGCATCCTCGGCGACGGCGACCTGGTCGAGGTCGACGAGGCCGCGAGTGTCAAAACCAACGCCAAGAAAGGAGCCGAATAATGGCCAGCGCCAATATCAGCTTCGACCAGATTCCGGCCTCGATCCGCAAGCCGGGCAAGTATTTCGAGTTCAACACCAAGCTGGCGGTGCGCACGCTGCCCGGCAATCTGCAGCGCGTGCTGATCTTCGGCCAAAAGCTGGCCAGCGGCAGCCAGGCGGAACGCTCCCCGGCTGATCTGTTCAGCGACGAGCAGGCCGCCCAGCTGTTCGGCGTGGGCTCCCAGCTGCACCTGATGGCGCGCGCCGCCATCAAGGCCAATCCCTATCTGCAGCTGACGGCCATCGCGGTCAACGACCCGGCCGGAGCCGCCGCCACCGGCACCACCACCCTGGCCGGCACCGCCAGCGGCAGCGGCGTGTTGACGCTATGGCTGGGCGCGTCCCGCGTCGACGTGGCGGTCAACAGCGGCGACACGGCCGCCGCTGTGGCGACGGCGCTGGCTGCGGCCGTCAATGCCCAACCCAGCATCCCGGTCGCCAGCGCGGCCGCGGCTGGCGTGGTTACCCATACCTGCTATCACAAGGGGACCATCGGCAACGACATCCGCCTGCAGGCGAGCTGCAGCGCGCCGGGCCTGACTGCGACGGCCGCCGGCATGGGCGGCGGCACGCTGGAGCCCGACTACGCCGCAGCGCTGGCGGCGGTGGCCGGGGCCGGCCATCACATCCTGGTCGCGCCGATCGCCAGCCAGGCGCAGCTGGCCGCATTGCGCAGCCACCTGGAATTCGTGTCCGGGCCGATGGAGCAGCGCGGAGCCATCGGCGTGTTTGGCTGGCCGGCATCGCTGGCCACCGGCACCACCCTGGCCGGCCAAATCAACAGCGGCCGCGTCACCGGTGCCTGGCATCGCGGTTCGCTGCGCCTGCCGTGCGAGATCGCCGCCGCCTACGCCGCCGTGCTGGCCAGCGAGGAAGACCCGGCCAGGCCGCTGAACACCCTGGAGCTGGCCGGTCTGGACGTGACCGCCATCGACCAGCGGCCAACCCGCACCGAGCAGGAGAACGCGCTCTACAACGGCCTCACGCCGTTGGAGATCGGCCCCGGCGATCGCGTGCAGATCGTGCGCGCCATCAGCACCTACACCCGCGACCCCCAGGGCGTGAACGATGTGTCGCTGCTGGACATCACCACCATCCGCACGCTGGACTACGTCCGTCGCGCCTGCCGCGAGCGCATCGCGCTGCGTTTCCCGCGCGAGAAGCTGTCAGAGCGCACCCCGCCCAAAGTCCGTTCCGAGCTGCTGGACGTGCTGTTCAAGCTGGAAGAGCTGGAGATCGTGGAAGCGGTGGAAGACAACAAGGACGCACTGATCGTCGAGCGTGACCTGCAGGACGTCAACCGCCTGGACGCCAAGATCCCGGTGGACGTGGTCAACGGCCTGCATGTGTTCGCCGGCCGCATCGACCTGTTGCTGTAAAGAAAGGAGCCTGCCATGGCATTACAAGAATACGCCGGAGCCATCGTCCTGGAAGTGGACGGCAAGGAAGTCGAAGTCGTCGACGTGAACATCAACACCAAGACCGGACGCAAGCCGGTCAAGACGATGAACAGCACCGGCCGCCTGAAAGGCTTCGCGCGCGGCATCACCGAGCACGACCTGTCCATCACGGTTGTGATTCCGCTGAGCGGCGATCTGGATTGGGCCGGCATAGAGGGAGCCAAGCTGACCATCCACCCGCTCAGTTCGGGCGGCAAGCGGGAGAGCTACCTCGACTGCTTCACCCTGGAAGTCGGCGAAAAATACGGCGTCGACAACGAAGCGCGTCGCGACCTGAAACTGCAATCTCTGAGAAAGGTAACTGAATGATGACCAAGACCGACTCGTTGTTGTACGGGGTGGAATACCCGGCCGGATCCGGCCAGCTGCACTACGAATTCGAGCTGCGCCTCCCTACCGTGCGCGACAACATCGAAGCCATCCAGGCCGTCGGCGTCGAAAGCAATCTGCAGCTGAACCTAGACATGTTCGCGCGCACGCTGGTCCGCCTCGGCACCATCCCGAGCGAGGCCATCACCCTGGAGCTGCTCGAAGGGATGGTCGACGACGACTACGACGTCCTGGCCCAGGCACGGAGCGAGCTCAAAAAAAAGCGGATGCGGCCGAGCAGCACGTCGCCGGCATCCGACGCGCCATCGTCGCTCTCGGCCGATACGGCATCCCTGAGTCCCGAGCCGTCCAACTGACCGCCAGCGAGCTGGAGGGGTATCTCGACGCCATCGTGCAGTTGCAGGGCAAGCGATCCGGCCGTAACAACCGGCCGGCCGATGGCGTCGAGACCCGCCGCATTACTTCCCAACGCCTGAAGGCTCCCAGATGAAGAACATGGAGTTGGCCCTGGTCATGCGCTTCCGCGACATGTCGTCGCGGGGCGCAAGCCAGGCGCTGCAGGATCTGACCGCCAAGACCAAAGAGGCTACAGCCGCTGGCCAGCAGCTCGGCAAGGCATCGACGGGCCTGTCGTATACCGCCCGTGTGTCCCAGGCCGGATCCGCCGCCATGCAGCAGCTGGCCACATCGACCCAGCAGGCCAGCGCCTCGACCGAGCAGTTGGGCCAGGCAAGCCGCACCTTGATCGCTACCACCCGCATACCGCTAGCCGGCGCGGCGGCGATGCAACAGCTGGCGCAGCAGACCAGTGTCGCCGAGCGCGCCGTGATCGGACTGTCGCGCGAGAGCCAACGCGCGGCCGCCGCTCGCGAACTGCTGGGCGTGCGCGCCGAGAACGCCATTCAGCGCGAGATCCGACAAACCGAAGCCGCGTACAAGCGCCTGGCTGCGACGGGCACGCTGTCCGCCCGCGAGCAGGCCCGCGCCTATGATGCCATGCGCGCAAAGGTGGCCGGCCTGCGCCAGGAACTGTCAGGCGTCAGCCAGCTGCAGCGCGGCATGACGGCCGGAGCCAAGGGATTGATGGCCGGCGTGGGCGGCGTGATGGCCGGCAAGGCGGTGCTGGCCAGCCCGATGCGGCGAGTAGCCGACTACGACATGCGGCTGGCGAACATGGCCAATACCGCATTCAACGAGTCGGAGATCGAGGGCCGCAAGCTATCAGTAGACGAGCAACTGCAGCGACGCCGCTCGGGCAAGGCGCAACTGGAAGGCTATATCCGTACTGCAACCAAGGAAGGCGGCACCCGCGATGACAACGCGGCGGCCCTGGACAAGCTGATCGCGCGCGGCATCTTCAGCCCCCAGGAAGCCGGCAAGCTGTTGCCGATGATCAGCAAAGCCGCCACAGCCGCAGGGTCTAGCGCCGAGGAAATGACGGGCGTGGTGATGGCGGCGGTCCAAAACGCCAAGATACCGGTCGACCAGATCCCGAAGGCGTTGGGCATGGCGCTGAAGGCGGGCCAGCTGGGGGGCTTCGAATTAAAGGACATGGCCACCTGGCTGCCTAAGATGCTGGCCATGGGCGGCGCGGCTGGCTTACGCGGCACCGATGGCCTGGCCAAGATACTGGCGCTCAGCCAAATGGCTGTAACAGCTGCGGGCAGCCCCGATGAGGCCGGCAATAACGTCGTCAACTTTCTACAGAAAATCACTTCAGCCGATACGGCGAACGACTTCAAGAAAATCAGCGCCCGCACCCTGGGCGATAAAAAGAAAGGCGAAAAAGGGATCGATCTCTACGGCACCTTGATGGATGCCAGGTCCAAGGGAATGGACTCCATTGATGCCTTTACATCCCTGGTTGGCAAGGTCGCAAAAGCCGACCCGGCATTTGCCAAGCTGCAGAAACAAACAGAAGCGGCAAAGGACGATAAAGATAAAACGGCCATGTATGGCAGCATGGCCGATATCTTGATGGCAAAAGGGATTGGCAAGGCGTTGTTGCACAAATCCTCCCCCGCCGCAGCTTGGTAAGATAGTGGCATGACCAAGCCTGCTCCAAAACGCTACCGAACAACCAACTGGAACGCCTACAACCAAGCGCTGATCCAGCGCGGCTCTCTGTCCGTCTGGCTGGACACGAGCATGTCATGGCAGGCGGCTCCTCGAGGCAAACGTGGACGGACGCAGACCTATAGCGATGCCGCCATTCAATTCTGCCTGACCATCAAAAACCTGTTTGGACTCGCGTTGCGGCAAACCATCGGTTTCATCCAAAGTCTGCTCAAGCTGGCGGGCTTGGGCTGGGGCGTTCCCGACTACAGCACGCTATCCAGGCGGCAGCAGACGCTGCAGGTCAAGATTCCCTACCAGAAAAGCTCAGGCGCGCTGCATCTGCTGGTGGATAGCACAGGCATCAAGATGTTGGGCGAAGGCGAGTGGAAAACCAAGAAGCATGGCGCGGAATATCGCCGGCAATGGCGCAAAGTGCATCTGGGCATCGATGCGGAAACCCTACAGATCCGCGCCATCGAGGTGACGGATAACCGCCAGGGCGATGCGCAAATGTTGCCTTCGCTATTGACGCAAATTCCGGCCGACGAGCCGATAGGCTGCGTGAGCGGCGATGGTGCTTTCGATACCAAGACGTGCCATGAGGCGATTGCCGCACGGGCGCGATCGGGTGCATCCCGACCCGCAAGAATGCGAGACCGTGGAAAGGCAATTCGCTGGGTGTGCTGGCTCGGAACGAAATTCTGCGGGCCACCAAGCGACTAG